TACAGGATTATGAATGTTGCACCGGCTGTATTTGAAATATTGAGAAATGACGAAACGATCAGCGGTATTGTTAAAAACAGAATATACCCCGATCAAGTGCCGCAAAATGTACCATACCCAGCGCTGGTTCATTATAAGACAGATGTCGAAAAAAGCACGGTTAAGAGTGCAGATACAGAAAATTACAAGGTGCGGTGGCAAATCGACATTTACACGGCGAAGTATGGAGAAGCAGCGACTTTAGGCCAGGCAATTATTGACCTCCTAGACGAATACCGAGGAACTGTAAAAAATATAAATATTCAAGGCGTTTATTTTCAAAGCCAAAGCGACGATACATTTATTCAAGAGCTGGAGGCTTTTGCAACACAAATGAGCTTTCTATTTAGGATTGTAAAACAGAATTAAAATAAATAAATTATGGCAACTACTGGAATCGTAGACGGTAGTCTACTTAGGATCAAAATAGGATCATCGGTCGTATCCTACGCAACGGTATCAAATTACAGCCGCACGCGAAATGTTGAGGATCGAATACATAAAGACTTGACTTCGGGCCAGGTCGAAAAGAGCCTAAAAGAAGCGTCGGGTACTGTATCAATCGAAGGTTTTTACGCCGAAGATGCTACAAATAACAGCCCCGAAACATTAGAAACAGCTTTCGAGAATAAAACTCAATTATCCGTTGATTTTACTACCGGAGTAACTGGTGATTCAATCCGCTCCTTTTCTGCTTACATTTCATCGCTTGAAATTAATGCAGAAGCACAGCAGGATGTAACCTTTTCGGCTACATTAGAAATTGACGGGGCGGTAACTATTCAAACAGTAACGTAATATGAGAGAATCAAAAGCAATCAAATTTAATGGTAAATCATACCCGGTAAGTTATAACCGTTACGCATTAGGCGAGTTTATGCGCGATCAAGGATTGACGCTGTCCGATATGGATAAGCTGCCAGAAGATTTGAAAACAATGCAAAAGCTCGCCTATTACGGTTTAGTTGGTGGTCACGCAGCTAAAACAGGCGAAGATTTACCTATGACCTATATAGAATTTTGTATTGACTTGGCAGACGATAGCGACGCATTAAATGAATGTATCGAATTGTTTGCACAGCAGCAAAGCGAGGGCGCGAAGGAAGCGGAAGCGGAAAAAAAGCCGAAACGCCAAGCGAAAGCGACGGCAACACAGGCGAAACCTTAACGCTTTCCCAGGTAGACGGCATTGTAATGGGTGTTATTGGTATTTCGTATATAGATTATATGTCAATGACATTTCGTACAATTAACGCCATTATTAATGCGCATCAGCAAAGGCGAAAAGATGAATACCGCAACGGATGGGAACAAACACGAATGTTGGCCTTTTACGCAGCGAACCCGGAAACAGCGAAGAAAGCAGGAAGCCCCAAAGGGTTGATAAAATTTCCCTGGGAAACCGCCGAAACGCCGAAGCTCAGTAAAGAAGAGATTAGGGGTACTTTTGAAGGACTGGATAAGAAAATAAAAGAATTGCATGGCTAAGGATTTGAACGTAAGTCTAGGCTTACTTACGGAAAATTTCAAAAAAGGGCTAAAAAGCGCAAAGCGGGATTTAAATCGTTTTGCCCGACAAACTGAGCAGGTAGGGTCTACCCTTACCCGCTCTTTGTCTATTCCTTTGGGCGGTGCAGCCGTGGCGGCGGTCAAAAGTGCAGCAGATTTTGAAAAGCTTGAAAAGCAGTTTACCAGTGTAACGGGTTCAGCGGATGCGACACAGCAGCAGATTGCGAGCCTAAAAAAGATTGCTGAAGCGCCTGGTTTAGGCTTTGAGCAAGCGGTACGGGCATCAGCTAGATTACAGGCAGTGGGATTGAACGCAGCCGACGCAGAAGCGGCTATTCAAGAATTTGGAAACGCCGTAGCTAGATCTGGCGGTGGGGCTGTTGAGTTTGACGGGGCAATCCTAGCACTTACCCAGATTGCAAGTAAGGGCAAAATATCAGCCGAAGAAATTAACCAGCTGAATGAACGTATTTTTGAGATACGACCCGCCTTAGAACGGGCATTTGGTACGTCATCTAGTGAAGAACTGCAAAAGCTAGGTATATCATCCGAAGAATTTATCTCAAAGATGACGGCCGAGTTTGCGAAGCTAGACCGGGTTCAAGGTGGACTTGCAAATGCTTTTGAGAATTTGGGAATTGGTGTTAAGTCATTTGCTGCTGACATTGGCGGCGTTATCACTGATCTTTTCCCTGTCCAGGATATTGTTGAACAGATCACAACTAGGCTAAACAATTTAGCTACATCCTTCAAAAACCTAAGTAAGCCCGCACAGCGATCCATAATACAATTTGGAGCCATTGCCGCAGCTATTGGCCCTGTATTGCTTGCTATCAGCGGACTAGCTAGAGGGCTTGCATCTTTAACGCCTGCGCTGCTATTAGTTACTAATACCTTTAGGAAGGCCGCCGGGGCCGCTATACGGTTTTATGACGGGATTACAGCTTTGCCTGGTGTAATATCCTCTATTCGCAGTGGAAGCCTATCTATGGGCGAAGCATTTGGCAAATTGTCGCCACGATTAGCAGCAGCCGTTAAAGCTTTTCGAGCGTTTAATCTCGTAACAAAAATTAGTATTATTGGTGCGGTGGTGGTTGGTATTACGGCATTAGCAGCGGCGTTTCAGGCGTTACGTAAAAAGGCCGAACGGGCAAACGCTGTAAACCGAATATTCAACAAGGTTAGCCAGGAAGCCACACAAAGCATCATTGCCGAACGATCAGCAGTAGACAGGTTGGTTAAGATTGCACAGGATGAAACGAGGTCTAAAAACGATCGAATTAAGGCGTTAGAACGATTAAAGCAAATCAGTCCTAAGTATTTTAGCGATTTGAGCCTCGAAGAACAATCGCTAAAACGTCTTACGCAATCGCAAAAGAATTTTAATGAGGAGCTGTTGCGTCAAGCAAAGATAAAAGCAGCTGAAGAACAACTTGTTGAGATTCAAAAAGAGCTTCAAAACGCCCAAGCTTTATTTGAAGAGGGCAAACCTACATTCTTGCAAACAGCAGGGAACGCAGCATTAACCTTGGGTAATAGCGTTGCTTTTGCTGGTAGGCAGATTAACACACAGACAAAAAACATAGCTGCTAACGTCCAGGCATTGCGACGACAAGAGCAGGCACTTTTAAAAACACTAGAAGCCAACCAGAAGGTGGGTGAAATAGGCGGCGGCACGGTTACAACACCGTCTATAACACCAACAACGCCAATCGGCGAAGTCAAAACTGATTTAGCCCCGCTTATTAACTCAACCCTACAAGCCGAGCAGCGTATCAATACGATGACCGCTGCCTTTAACTTGGCTTTTGATGCGTTGAAATTAAAAACAGAACCGCTCAAGCAGGACATCAACGAAATAGGGTTAAGGAGCCAAACAGCGGGAGATTTAGCAACAGAGGGATTTAACCGAGCATCGGAAGAATTAAGCAGCAGCATTAACAGAACCAATATTCTTACATCGGCGCAAAAGCGATACAATCAGGTGTTAGGCGTATCGCAAATATTAGCCGACAAGCTAAGCGGCACGTTTGACGGGGTGTTTACGGCTATTGGTAAAGGCCAAAACGCATTCAAAGCGTTCAGAGATGGATTAAAGCAGGTTGTACTTGACTTAATCAAAGCAGCAGCCAAGGCGGCAATATTTGCAGCGATTACTTCAATTTTATTTCCCGGTGCAGGTAGTTTCAAGGGGGCTTTTTCCAATATATTTTCACAGGTTGGCGGCTTTAAATTACCAAAGTTAGCAAGCGGTGGAATAGTCACCCGCTCCACTATCGCAAACGTAGGCGAAGATGGAGCCGAGGCAATCATACCACTAGATCGGATTAATGAGTTTAGAGGTGGTCAGGAATTACAGCTAAGAGTTGAAGGTACGGAGCTAGTAGCATTGTTAAAAAATTCAGAGGACATTTATAATCGGTTATACTAATGGCAGTAGTTGACGGCGGCGAATTACGGGTTTATATCGGCGGCACTCCAATTGCATTTGCAACGAGTTCGACCATCAACTTAACATCCCAAGTTGATGAATTGGCACCGACATCGGTAAGCGATGCAAGTTTTACCGTCGTCAAACCACGCAGGAGGTCTATAAGCATTAGTACCAATGCACTTTACGGCGCATCAACTAATTACGATTTTAAGGATTTATACGATGCGTGGAAAGCGGGTACAAGCGTAACAATAGCTTTTAAGACGACCACAACCGGAGAATGGGAAGTAAGCGGCACGGCTTATGTTACAGGTATCAGCGCATCCGCTTCCGTTAGCCAGGACGCATCGGTACGGGCTACGTTTACGATTTCAGGGGAAACAAGTATAACAGTAATACCATAATGGGGCTAAGGTTACAAAATACAATATACGACGGCGAGGGCCAGGATTGGCGAATAAGTGTTTATGATTCGACTTATTCAAGTAGCGTATTTCCTATTGACATTACAAAGGCCGATATACAATACCAAAACAGCACCGCCGAACGATTTGCGCCGATTATGGCGAGTGTAGCCCAGATTAGCTTTCGGGTTGATGGAGCTGTTTTAAATACATTTGTAAGCGATTTTATTGGAGCAGCGGAAAAGCGGTTCAGGCTAACTATTGAGAAAGGTACGGATTTGTTTTGGGTGGGTAATATCCAGACGGACAACGTGCGCAAACAGGATAAAGAGTATCCGTATATTTTCACGATACGGGCGGCAGATGGTTTGGCATCCTTAAAGGATGTTGATTATAATGATGCGGGTACAGCTTATTCAGGAACCGCTACTCTAGCAGAACATTTATGCTTAGCATTGTCAAAAATTGGAACGTCCGATTTATTTGGTGATTTTTTAGCCGTTAATAATAATTGGTTTTCGGATCAACATTTAACCACATCCGAAGTATATAACACTAGCAAGCTAGACCATAGGCTATTTATTGACATTGACAGCACAGGAACAAAAAACTATAAATCTGCGCATGATGTCATTGAATTTATATGCGTAGCGTTTGGGGCAAAAATATTTATTGCAGATGGTGTTTTTAACGTCGTTCAGATTAATAGCTACGAGGGCGGCACTTACGCTTTTAATATATATAATTCGTCTGGAGTACCAGGCACCCCAATAGCTTCAACATCTTACCGACTTACCGACGGTAGTAATATAATTCGATTAGGCGGGGGTTCGTATCAATATTACCCGGCGCTAAATAAGGTAGTGGTTAGATATACACATTACCAGGCCCAAAGTATTATACCTGCCGATTCTGTTAATAGTACGCTTTTTTCTATCGAAAATGTAGACAGCGGCGGAGGCACAAGCACCATACTGTTAAGAACTGATTACGAAGCAGAAACAAACTTTACAGGCGCTTACATAGAAAATAGAATCAAATTTGGCGTTCAGATTAAAATAGGTAGTAAATATCTGTATCGACCTGCAACAATATCTCAAGCCGGGGCCATATCTTACGGTACTGCAATTTGGACAAATACACTATCTTACGTTGAGTATTTTACTAATCCGCTACTAGAGGGAGCTCCCGTTGCTTTTACTGCCACCGCTATACTTAACAGTCCACCAATACCGGCAGACGGCCAAATGGATATTGTAGGGCAATACTTGGAAACAGTGGACAATACAGGTTTAGCAATCACACCCGGTACGTTCTCTTCAACTATTTCATTCTTCAACTCATATTTAGAGATAGTGCCGGCCGGTATTCTTAGCAGCCGAGCAAATGAAACTATATATATATCCGAAAATTCAAATACAAACAACTCTAAAAAATTAGAGATAAAAACATCCATTGGCAGCGCCCCAAGTTTTAACGCATTAGGAGCCATTCAGGTACTTAGCGGAATTAACTATGTTAATCCCGCAGGTTGGGCGGTTGGAGCGGTAGGGGTTACAACGCCGATAGGCCAAGTATTGGCCACCGAAATAATAAAAACGCAATTAAAGCCGGTCGAAATCATTGCCGCGACTTATCACGGCTTCGCTTCGCCGTTAAACACCATATACAAGGGCGCTACTGATTACGCAGCCCGTCAATTAACAGTTGATTTGATTGAGGGTACAACTCAGGGCCTTTGGTTTGGGTGCGATAGTACGGGCGCTTCATTGATTGAAAAAAGCCCAGATCCTATATTTGAAACGGATGAAGATATAAGCCCATTTACGCCCCGGAGTGTAATCGTAAAA